TCCAGCACATGAACCAGTTCTTCCTACCAGCAGGGTCAAGGATCATGTAGCGAGTTAGGTCGTCAGGAATGGACTCATGGGGGATGACGTTCACCTCACGGGAGAACATGGGGAACCGAGTGGACGCGCTCTTCGTGGGGATGCCATAGGCACGGGTGAGGATGTTCTCCTCGCTCTGTCCTCTTAGGTCTTGGGCAATGCGCTCATAGCCGCCGAAGGGATTGTCCTTGGAATGGAAATAGATGATGCCGCTATTTCTATTTGCCGAGTGTTGTACAAACGGCACCAACCTATCGTTTAGAAGTTCTGCAACCTTAGACTCAATTGTTCGCGCTTTTTCCAGATAGTCTCGCACAACCTCCGTGTAGCCATCAATGGGAGTGAACGTAACAATAATTTTAGCATTTCTTGTAGCGAGTCGAAAACGAAGAGTAGCGAGCAGCTCAGGGCCAATGAGATACTCATCGCACCAAGCACCAATATTAAGCCAAACTGGCTCACGGCTGCCCAGCTCTGCGCCTTCCAAGATGGTGTCGTTGTTGAGGAATTGTGCATAGGTTTTAAAGATGATGTGGCTACGAGTGCCCGGCAATATCAAACTGCTCTTAGAGAAACCATTCTTTCTTGTGTAGCTGATGTTCTCTTCTGCGCTTAGAGTTTTCTTACGCAGCTCCTCTGGCAAGGCATCATAGATGGCACTCTGCTGCTGACGGATGGACACATCCGCATTCTGGGCAAAGCACATGATGACACTGCCCGGATTCTCCATTGCGGCCTTAACAACAGCCGTAGCCGCCCACGTCGTCTTAGAAGACCGATTGCCGCCACTTACAAGCAATTCGTTGAACTCTCCTAGCAACTCCTCTGCCTTCTTCCAATGAGGCAGTTTAAACCCATACCTGTAAGGATCACGCTGACTATTCTCAATGGCCTGATGGTAGATGTCGTAGAGCCCAGCCAAAGCGTCTGGCTTCATCCGCGCCATCTCCTCGTTCGTAGGAGGAACTAGAATGGGATGCTTCTTCCAAATCATACGCTAATGGCTTCCTTCTGAAGCGCGGCCCTAGCATCCTCAATGGCTTTCATAGCATCCTCTAGGCTAGGCTTACCCGCTTTGTGCTCTATCACCATCTTGTTCTCTCCTAGAGCTAGCATACCCTTATCCACCGCTATGCCATAGGACAACGCTAAGTCCTTCACATTCACTTTAGCCAAGGCATCTGGATTGTCCGCCAGCATAGCCATCTTCTGTTTCATCAAAAGCCTAATGCCCTCAGCCATCTCAAAGCCATCAGCCGCAAGTTGCTTCTTCCTAATGTCTATTGCAACTTCATGTCTAGACTTAACAGAACTTATTTGATTGAAACTCCAGCCCGTGCTATCCGCTACCTCCTGCCATGTACTCCCATCTGACAAGAGCTCTAAGCACAGCATAGCCTTAGCTGGCTCCCGCGCTTCCAAGGTACGACTATCCGCATCCACTATGGAAGAAAGGAAAACTGTGCTTTCTCGCTCTTCAGCCATGACGCATTTGTTTCAAAAACATACGTTCAATCATATGGTTAGACCTATCATAGGAAGAACGATTGAGGATTTCTGGATGAGATGTTTCTAAATCTAAAAGAGCTTTTGCAAATTCTTTGTCATCTTTGATTGCTTTAATCCTAGCCCACTGTTTATCAATGAAATATCCGTATTCGATTTCTGTAATAACTGATTGATCGTCCATATAAATTCGGGGTTTGTTTAAGTTAAAATAAAAGAAACTCGTAAAAGAAAGGGGGAGTGTGAGGGGGAAAACAAAGAGTTGTCAAGCCTTTTGTTTATCTTCCTTTCTCCTACGGAGATAGGAATATAAACAAACAGGTAGCACAAAAAAAGCACGGAGTTTGTGACAATAGTTCCTTAATGCCAAGACCGGGCAGTAGAGGGAAATAACACACCTAGGAATGTTGCGTTTCCTTTACACTTCCTAACAAGTAGGTAGGTATTGAAACAGGGAGGTCGCTCTTTGGATATTTTTTTAAGAGGGCATTCTAACCAATAATATATCCACCACCCCGCCAAATCTTGATCCCCCCCCCCCTACTAGCTAGTTGCAAGCTATTTACTGTTGCAAGTAGGTTGTAAGAGCCAATCAATTGAATGGCAAGATGGTAACGGCCTCGTGAAGAGTGAATGTTCAAGAGTAGGGTAATGGGTTGGGCGGGTTGGTTGGGTTGGTTGCCGTCCGGTGGCCATACCGTTTTCCGGTAAATGGTACGGCATGGCTTGTTGCAATGCAATTGATTGTCCATTCACCTGGGTGAAAACAGAGGGGTGTTTAGGGTGTTTAGGGTGGCTACTGGCTTGTCCCTTGTCTCGGTGGCTTGAGGGGTGGCTTGTGGGGTGTATGGTGGCCGCGTTTTGGGTGCATTGTTTCAGGGGTGTTGATGGGTGGGTTTTAGTGTATTGGTTTTTCCACTACACAGGGTTTTTAGCATTTTAGGTGAATTTTAATTCATTGGTAAAGTAGCACTTGCGGAAGCGGTGTGCGATTTGCGAAAATAGAGCTTGAGCGGGAGAGAGGTATCTATTTTACTCCGAAACGTCAGATGTTCTTTCGACAGGTTTCACGGATGTGAAGCCACTGGGTTTTCCCGCCAATACGGGAAGCGCGCAGTGAAATGAGGGGCAAGACGGTCCGTTCCCCTTGAGTAGCGGAAAAAGTGCGGCTCGTGAGGTTCGGAGAGCATGGCGTCAAGACGCGGCTCGCTGATGAACCTTAGATTGCATTGCCAACAGTGGCGCGGCGGGCTTGGCAAGCCTTCCGTCTGACAGAAATCAACTCCTGTCCGTAGGTCTTCCCCTGAAACTGATCATTGGGGTGTGTTCCGTTGCAAAAACGGACCGGAGTCTGATGCTCCTAGAATAGAGAAAGCCAAGCGCGCAGGCTGGTTTCGGCGTAAACGAACGTAGCGCGCTAGGTTCCTTTGCAAGTGGGTTGCCTCATCGCGGCGCAAAGGTGAAACGTTGCAAAACGCAACGGCCAAAATCCACAAAACAGAAAGATAAATATATGCAACTAGCAACGTACTCCAATGAAATCGAGCAGATCGTCAATACCACCAATTCCTTCAGTAAGGAAATGATGGAAACTCACCGCGCTGAAATTAAACAATTCCGCGCTGCTAAGAAAGAAAGACTCATGCAACTCACCGCCTCACAAATTGGCACGCTCATCGAGCATGAAGGACTCACCCTAGTGGGCGAAAAACGTCGCACGCTGAAAAATGGCGTGCCAGTGGTTACGCTCACTCTCCGCGGCACACAAGATGAGAAGGCTAAATTGATGGAAGCGCGAGCAAAAATCGACGCACAACTGGCCAAAATGAACTAAAATGCTCTCAACAATACTGTTCGCTGCGATTGTAGCGGTCGAAAGTGGCGGCAACTGTCTTGCAATTGGTGACAAGGGCAAGGCGGTTGGGCCAGCGCAAGTGTGGGAAATTACAGTGCGAGACGTTAATCGCATTCTCGGCAAGCCTGTTTTCCGTATGGAAGACAGGTTTTCGCTTGCAAAGTCAGAAGCCATGTTCAACATATACACAACTCACTACGGCAAACGTTATGGCGTACCCATAAGTGACGAAGTTAGAGCGAAAGTATGGAATGGAGGGCCAACTGGCCCAAACAAACAAGCAACACAAAAATATTGGAACAAAGTTAAGGAAAAATTATGAACATAAACATTGATAATGGAAAACTGTTTAACGCTTGCCACAACTATGAGGTAATTTACATGAAATATTGCATAATAAAACGAGAGTACATGAAAAAAATGGAAGAGATAGAGAAGCCAAGGGATGATTTCAAATGGGCAGAAGCAGCATTAGAAAATGCCTTCCAGCGTCTTAAGATGTTAACCGAAGAAACAAAATGAACTCAAAACAACTCAAGGAAAAGCTAGACCTAGAAAACAAAGACGTCGTGCGGCTGTTTACACGCGACATGAGAGCGCAAGAAGGTCTCTCTGAAGAATACAAAGCAGCATATAAACTCGCCAAGACAACATGGCGTGAGTGGTGTGACGCGCTAGACAGAGGAGAGTAAGGCCGAAACAACGCACTAAAGCGTTGTCTTGTGGTAGTTTCCACAACTGACGTGGCCAGTTGCCTCAACATAGATACATACAAACATGAGAAGTAATATAGAAATGCCAGAGTATGAAGAAGGCATGGCGCAAAGCATTGGCTTTCGCACATTCCAAAACGGAAGACGCTATTCCATTCCAAGGCAAAATTTCCTTGATGAATGGACGCAGCGCGAATGGGCAAGATCATTCGCTCGAAAAGGTAGGCAATGCGGCGAACGCAGGGAGAACATGAGCAATTGCATTGCAGATGTCATGCGCTACCGTGCTTGTGGCCACCGTATAAAACTGATAGAGATTCGCAAACGTGGCCAACGTGCCCAGAGTGATAGGCTTGGACAGGAAGGATTAGTACAACGCATAAGGAATCAACCATTGGTGCCTCAGACGTTTCGCTATGACAGAGCAATCGGTGTTGAGCTTGAGTGTTGTCGGCCAGAGGGCAGGAGAGTGGATTTGCCTTTATGGAGCCGCGAATCGGGTGATGGGAGCATACGTTCTTTTCCCCGCACGCAGCCCGTGGAATACAAGCTACTGCTCAAGCGTAGCGAGCTAGAGCTTCGATTGCATCGTTTCTGCACGCTAATATCAGACCACAGGGTAAACACGTCTTGCGGGCTTCATGTCCACCTAGATTGCCGTGGACGTTTGGAGTCAGACGTTCGTGCCGTAGCCAAGCGCATGACGGCGTGGCTCATTGCCTTGAGGGAGTTTGTGCCAGAGAGTCGGCGTAACAATAATGACTACGCCGCGCTTTCTTTCTCAGAAACCAATCGCTATCGTGCGGTAAACTTCACGGCGTTTCATAAGTATAAGACGCTGGAAATACGCTTGCACAGTGGCACCGTTGACTATACGAAAATCATTGCGTGGATTCGTCTAGTGGAGCTACTGTTTGTAATGACGGGCAAGCCTAAGGCGGGAGCGCAAGGAGTTGCTGCATTGTCGCAGTTGCCATTGACTGAGTACGAGCGGAGCTACTGGCTTAAACGCCATGCTCAACTCAATCCCGGCCAATACAGCAGCACAACGCCCAACACCGAGAACGAGTGAGTCATCCAGCCCCTAAGCAATTGGGGGCTGTCATGTCTTCCTAGATTGGAAGTACAAAACAAATAAACATATGTGTAAACTAGCAATCGTTACAAAGCATGACAGCACCAAACTTGGTGCCATCATTGTCAATGCTTGGACAGAAATGTCCAAGACAGAGAGAGACGGATTCGGTGCAGCGTGGGTTAGCCCGAATGGAAAGATTGGATACGTCAAGAGTTCACAGGCATCATTGCTTCCTGACTTGCCAGCATTCTGTGCTGCATTCTCAGAGGGTAATGGGCTCAAGAGTGATGGTGGTGCGCTTGTCATTCATGGCCGCACGGCAACGTGTGGTGTCAATGTAGCCAACACCCATCCTATGCTGGGCAGCAACTGTGCACTGGTGCACAACGGTATCGTATCGTCTAAGCGTTTCCATAATACGGAATCGACTTGTGACAGCGAGCTGTTGCTCCACGCATGGAAGGCAGATGGCATTGACGCTGTGGCCAAGGACATCTCAGGCTACTATGCGTTCGCCATCATCCAGCGTATCAGGGGCAAGACTGTGCTAGATGTTGTGCGAGACGACAAGGCGCAGCTCAAGGTGGGCAAGATTGCAGATGGATGGGCATTTGCCACCACTCAAGCCTTGCTCACTACGCTAGGCTCTAGCTATCTAGCGGACTACAAGGCCAACACGCATACATCATTCGTGGATGGTGAGGTGTACTCTGTGGAGAACTTCATCCCAGCGGAGGCAGACAAGCGTTTAGAGAAGGCCGCGCACAAGGCTCTTGGCATGAACAACATCTATACGCAATACAAGGAGAGCACCAACTGGCGTGTTCGTCAAGCCAATGAAGCACAGCAAGATGCAATGGAATTGGATTGGCCCGCTCAATAATATGTCACGCAAATTACAAGTGGATGGCAAGCGAGTGAGGATTCCTCCCATCGTCATATCCTCTACGACTAAGAAGAAGATGGATGCTTGGCGCATTCAGTATGGCATACCACATGGCCGCATTGTGGATGCTATGTTTGAACACGTTGAGCATGACCATAAGTTCTTCCTGCCCTTAAATGGGCGTAGGCGTAGCCTCATGCTGGGCTTCCAGCCCTTCAGCAAGCAGGTTTAACCGTGCTTTTTTCAACAAATGGCAGGTTCTACCCTGCCAAGCAGTTAAAGCCTCTTAAATGGCATTCTATGGCCCATTAAGTACCATAAAGTGTCATAGATGATGCCTTAAATGCTTCTATTTCATCTCTAAAAGCCATTTTCGTGGCTTAAACCCACATAATAGTAGCAATTAAACGATCATAATGATTAAATAAAATATGCAACACATCAAAACGATAGGGCTAGTCTTCGCCATAGCAATAGCCGTTGGCATCATATTGCCAATCATTTTCTATTGCTCGTTCAACAAGTTCTGGAAGTCATGGGAGGACGACAACGATGCGGACAGGGAGTAAGTAAAACTACCCATAAAATAGTTTGCCGAAACGCTTGACAAAGAAAGTGTGGTACTATCTTTTCGTTGAGTAGCTGAATCAGAGCTAAAGGTAATTCTATTTTCCGATCACTTGGTGATTGGGTTCTTCATAGAAAGCCCCTTGGTGCTGATTCCACCTCGGGGCTTTTTGTTGCCCAGAAAGCAAAACGTACCGTTAAGGGGACGTACCAGCCATGATGCACCTTACGCCTGAAGCGGCGACACACTCAGCTTTGCTAGGACAGCGCGAAAATCCGTTCCCCAACTTAAGAGAAGATTCGAGGGAGGGCGGTATGGAACTCTCTCAGGAGGATCATTTGGAAGCTAAGCGCATACCGAAACCCCGATTCTTTTGGGGCAATGCAAACGGGAAAACCAGACCATAGCCTAACGGCCTATGGAATCTTCTCTGTTGGATATTTGGAAGCTTTCTACTAGGCGCGGACTCGGTAGCGCCGAGAGCAAAGAGTAAAAAATAACAAATAGAACAAATAAGACTTGATCTAAGAGCAAAAAACTAAACAACTAGCTAGGAAAACAACTAGGAACTCAATGAAAGAACTATTACTAAAACTAGCGTTACAAGAATGCGCGAAGCGTGGCATTGGCCGCGCAATGCGCTCCGAGGCGGAAGCCCTAACGGAAAACATCCTGACCATTGTGGACAAGGAAATCGACCAACTCAAGGAACGCATCGCGGAACTTGAACATCAACTAGAAGAACATGGCAAACACAACGGCCAGTCGCTGTCTTGATTTGATTGCTCGTCACGCCCCGCGCTTAATGCGTGAGGGCGGAGGAGCCATCACAGAAGACAGAAAAACAAATAAGCTATCTCGTAAAACAATTAAAAAGATAATTGACCTGCGTAAAACAGGTATGACGATAGACTCCATCGGTGAACAGCTCGACGTTTCGCGGAGTGCTGTTCAGGTGCATTGCAAACGATACAAACTCGCGGAGAATGCTTCACATAAGCAACCTTCTGCGGGTTAATGTTTTATATAAGATACAAAAACTATTATGGACGCATCAGAAGTAATGAAAAATGTTAGGTATTTGCTGAATAGGCACTACCACATTTATGCCACAGGATTTGCAACGGGCATCAATGAGCGGGAGTACAAATTCCGCAAACCAATCACGGCCCAAGAAGCTCTGGACGTTTACACAGACCACTTGGCGGGCAAGAGCTATAAGGAAATCCAGAAGCGCAGCGGGCTTTCCCAGCCCTCAGTCTATCGAATCATCCAGCAGAACAGAGACAACAACAATCCAACATTAGAAAACATTAGCTACAAAAAACCCAAACGCATTCCCGTTTCCCAATCGGAATGTTCAACATCACAAACAGCAATTCTCACTGCACAGTAAAAAAGACACAATCCAGTATGAACACACAACAAACAGAAAAATAAAATGAACAACACTGATCTGCGCTCACCTCACTTCCAAGAGATTCGCCACACTCTCAGCGGCAAACGTCTTGAAGTTTACAACGCTCTTGTTCGCGTAACATCTGCTACGCCTACCGAGTTGTCTAGTATTATGGGCTGGGATAAAACCTCCGTCCGTCCACGTTTAACCGAGCTAGTTGATATGGGCCGCGCTGCCGCCACTGGTACTCGTCGCAACAGTCAACACGTATTCATCGCTACTCAACAAGAAGAACAAACACAACTTTTCTAACATGAACACACAACAAGTGGCGCAAGATGTGGCGCAAACCCCTTCTATGCGCCATAACCCCACGCCTAGAACGGATGCAGCAACCTATCCCGCCGACTGTCTAGGCAAGACTTTAGTTGTACATAGAGATTGCGCTGCGGCGCTTGAAATTGAGCTTCATGAAGCCGAGCAGGAGGACAACGCCGCAAATCACTATCTCTCCCGCGCTGAATCTGCGGAGGCTAAAGCTAATATAATGCGCGAAGCCTTAAAGCTAATCGCTGATTTTCATTATCGCGGAAACCCTTCACGTGAATCTCAAATTGCTTTTAGAGCATTGGAGGCCAGCAAATGAACCCCGCGCCGCGCACTACAGAGGAAGAATGGGAGGAATGGCCCAAGAAATGGCTTGTAAGGGCTGATCTTGCAAGAGAGCTAGAAACTGAACTTACAGAGGCCCGCAAAGAGATTGCAGAACAGGCCCGATTGTTAGGCATCTCTGGTAGCGAAGTGGCCGCGCTTAAAAGACCGCTTTTGCACTTAACCAGTCTTTGGCACCAACTGTTTTTCCTCTTGGACATCACCGAGGAATCAGACAGCGGGAATGAGTTTAAGCCCAATCGCATCAGCAGTTGCCGAGCCGTAGATGGAGAGAGGATTCAGAAAATCCTTGAAGAAGCAAAGCAACTTATTAACGCTGGTGTTAAGAACTAGCATTTATTCCTGTCAGAGATAATCTACAACTATGAATGGTAAAGGTGATAGAAACAGGTCTTGTACTCCACAGTATCGAGACAACTACGACAACATTTTCAGGAAACAAACAAACAAACTATGCAAACAGAAAGTATATTCATCGGAGCTTGCCTTGCCAACCCCGATCTCATTGACTCAGCCATCAGCGGAGGACTCGCTCCCGCCGCTTTCACCGACCCGAAACACCTATCGCTCTTCCAATCTCTGGTAGCCTTACGGAGCAAGGGTCAGCTCACGGATAGCAGCTCGGTGTACATGGCAATGGGCGACAAATGCCCTGCCACAGAGCTATTTGAGGCGGAAAAGGCGTGCTCTAGCTCCATCACAGGCAAGAAAGCCCTGAAGAAACTAATATGGGAGGGCCAGCTAGCCGTCCTTAAGCCAGCCCTTGAGGATGCCGTTGCGTGCGTTTCTAGGGGCGGGAAGCCCGAGGAGGTGGCTAAGGCAGTGGAAGGGCTACAAGGGCTCTTAAAACCCACAGAATCGGAGGCTCCTAGCCTTGAACAGCTCATAACTGAGGTGAAGCTCTGGGCTGAACAGGAAATTGCGGGCACCAGAGACAACAAGGACTTGGTTACAACGGGCTTGCCTAGCTTTGATAGCCTCTGCCAGCCCATCGAGCCCCATGAATATGTCGTTGTCGGGGCCAGAACGTCCATTGGTAAAAGTAGCTTCATGTCCCAGATGGCTAGCCACAATCTCAATCGTGGCCTTCGTGTAGCCTACTTCACCCTAGAAACCTCAGCCAACGCAGTGGTTAAGCAAATTGCGGGGCAGCGTTCACGGGTGAATCTACGCAATCTCAACCGAGAGTTTGCCGATAAACAAGCCGATTACTTCAAGGAACTTAAGCGATTGTCTACACAACAACTTAGGGTGTTTGACAAGGATATGTCCATCACCCAAATTGAGAATAGATGCCGATTGTTGGCGGCCTCATGGAAGCCTCAGCTTGTCATCCTAGACTACCTTGGGCTCATACGAGGCACAGATGGGTCTGCTTACGAACGCATGGGGCAGCTCAGTAAGGCTATGATACCGCTCAAGAAGATGGTGGGGTGTGCGTTAATCGTCGCCGCCCAGTTAAACCGTGGGAACGAAAGGGAAGACCGCGCACCTAGCCGTACAGACTTTCGTGACGCTGGCTCCATCGAAGAAGACGCCCACCGCATCATCGCCCTCCATCGTCCATCTAAGTCTCACAGCGGCAGCCCACAGGAATTGGGTCAGTCCACCTACGACTACGAAGTTCTACAACTTAAACTACGGGACGGCCCATTGGCATTCTCACGCATAAAATATTATGCACCTCACACATGGTTTTATGAAGAAACAAATTGATTTATTTGGCAACATTATTAGCATGGAACACGCTACGGAAAAGCCAGTTATAAAAGAAACAAAAAAACCAGTAGAAAACTCTTTACAACCAATTACTCCTTACTCAATCTGCAAGGAGAGCACAGACATAACTTGGA